TCAGACATATCTCCATTGATTTCTACAATTGCAGACGGCTGAAAGTGATTTTTAAATTTGCTATTATTCCATCTGCCTATTTCATAATCAACTGATATGCTTTCAAGAACGGCAATATAGTCGGGCATTCCGTAATGTGTAAACTCGGGCTCATATTTTTTTAAATGTATTGCACTTCTTTTTACACCACCATCTCTCACAAAGTCGGGATATAAAGGAAGAACGACTGCCTTGTCCCTTGTATGATTATAATTTTCCCAATCGTGATGTACAATAATGCTTTCTGTATCTTTTGATTTTCTAACCTTAGTTGCATCAATATGGAATAAATTAACTCCGCCATCATATGTAACAACCTCAACATATGAATTTGCAAAAGTATAATTATCAGATAATATTTTATACCATACATCTGTGAAATCCTCTCCGTTACTATTTACGTTTTTAAAATATTCTTGTAGTCTTTCGTCTTCAGACATAAAACCGCAGCCAAGTGAAAATGCAACTTTTTGTTCTAATATAGAACGATGGGTTGCTGACTTTCTTCTTAGCATAGCTAAGTGCTGAGGCAGGTCGTTTTTAATCTTATCTCCAAAAGGAATATAGTCGTAACTTAAATTTGCTAATTCTTTTTCTTCTGAGAAATCTCTTTGAGTTACAAAGTTCATTACTTTGAACTTAACTCCACCTGTAATACTATTTTTTCTTTTTGTGGCTTTTCTTTTTGTCATTAGTGTAGGTTGGTTTGTTTTCTATTTCTTCAACTCCATCATATCCGTTTCTGTGTAAAGCCTCAAGTTGTTCTTGAGTAATAACCTCTACATAATATTTAGCATTATTAAAACGAATATATGTAGCACCAGCATTGCTACTTTTAAGTCGGTAAGTTACATTTTTTTTCATAATATTTTTTAGTTTATTTAATTTACTTTTATTCTTTCCGCAGTTACAACCCATATCTATAAAGAAAAAAGGCAGAGCATTAGGTCTAGCCTAGCACCCTGCCTCTTAATACAAACACTATTTTTTACTCCTATCCTTATGAAAGTATAAAAGAATTATCAGCAGCCGTTTCCAACGTGATAGTTCCTGTGTATTCTCTTGGATATTCGCCCATAAATCCTGTTAGCTTAACAACAGTTTCATTAGCGTCTTGTAAACCTTGACCAGAGTTTTGCTCTCCACTTGCAAATTCTAAAAAGGACTCTGGAGAAAAAATCTCATCATATCCTAATACGAATTTATAAGTTGTTGGAGATGATAATCCGTCATCTGCAAAAGTTTCAACGATTGCAAATAATCCACAGCTATCTTTTAACTCCTCAAGTCTAGCTTGAATTTCTTCAGTAACTTTTGGTACTGAAAATCCTAGTTCTGTCTCAACAATAGTCGAGCCATTTTCTCTTGTTGCATTAGCAGTATAATAAGCAGTTTCTCTCTCAAACTCAAACTTATACATTAATGCAACTGTTTGACCAGTTGTAAAGCCACCTATTGAAGAGTAGCTATGAGGTGCAGCAGCCGTAACTGATGAAACCCCACTTACTTCACCTAAATAAATAGCTTTTAAACCACCTCTTCGGTTTCTATCTGAACAAGCAATTATATGTCCTTTTGATAAATTTCCCATTTTTTTTTATTTTTTTAAGTTAGTAATTAGATTAGTTGTTAGAATCAGCAGTTACAGTTAACTCAGTATTTTTAAAGTTAGTTCCGATAACGTACTCAAATCTAAATCTGTTAACTTTTTCGTCTCTGTTGTACCATACATCAGCACCATTAACTGCATTGTAATCAGTAGCGATAACAATATTATTTTTAACAGTTAAAACAGAAACGTGACCATCCATTTTGTTAGCCGCAGCAAATAAAGATGGTGCAGTTAAAGGAGTAGCTACATTTGAATCAGCAGCGATATGAGTATCCCATTGAGCCATTTCTACAATTGGAATTCCTTGGTAAGCTAAAGATGGTGTTCCGTTAACTCCACTTAAATAAGCTAGTTCTTGGTTTCCACTTCTTAATGTTGCTCTGTAGTTATCAGCCATTGAACGAGAAACAAAAAATACTAAGTCTGCTCTGTTCTCCATTCCTTCATTTGGCATAGCATCAATTTGTGCTTGGAAAGTATCTCTAGCAGAATTTGCTATTAATGTTGAAACAACATCTAACTTTTGTCCTGCTGGTAATCCAGCTAATTGCTTAAATATACCATCATATGAATTATAATCAGCATAAGGTGCAGTTGTATTAGATGAATCAGAAAACCATAGTTGTCTTTCTAAATCTCTTTTAACTCCTCTTAGCATAATATCAGCAATGATTGATTGGATAATAGTTCCAGTCACATCATCTTTGTTTAATCCTAATTTTAATAATTCTCCTTTTATAGTATTGAAGAAAGCACCACCTGCCTGTTCAACTTCTGCTTCCATTCTTGCTACAGACACAGTTCTTTGTGTGTATGTTACTCCTGTTTGACCTTGAAAACCAGATGCTTCTGCAACTGTAATTTTGTCTAGTGTAGAGAATTTGTCAAGTTTTTGTGATGACTTCACATTTGTTAATATCTCAAAATAATCCATTGCACTATTCTGAACAAATAATGGTTGTAGGAAATATTTCTGTGCGTCTTCCTTAGAATACGTCAATGAGCTTGTAATTAAATTTGCCATTTCTTTTTTTTATTATTATTAATTATTATTTATTAAAGTTAAAAACTGCATCATCCATTAATTCATTAGCAGCATCTCCCCAAACGTTATCTTCGTTTGCTACAGGAGTTGTTACTACAGGGTCAGCCGTTTCTTCTACTTCACTTGGTGTTGCATTATGCTTATTTATTTCAGCTTGTAATTCTGATTTTTCATCTTGCATAGTTGCGATTGTTTCTTCCATACTTACGATTGTAGCTTTTGCACTTGCTAAATCTTCATTAACACTTTCCATAGTTCCTAGTGCCTCTGAAAACTCAACGATTTGTGCAGTTATACTATCCTCGTCAGTTATTTTTATATTTACTTCTTCTGTTTGATTTTCTTTATGTGTAGTTACAAAAGATGCAACTGCACTTTTTAAATCGATTAACATATTTTTAATTTCGTCCATTTCGTTATTGTTATTATTATTATATTTTTCATTTACCCACTCTGGGACATTGTTGGTTATTGTATCTAAATCAAAATGTGCTGCTACCTTTATTGCTTCAGTAACATTATCAATTAATCCAACGTTTTTTGCCTCCTCACTTGTAAACCAAGTTTCCTCATCCATCATAGTAATTATTTGTTTATCAGATAAATCACTTTTACCCTTATAAATATTTACCATTTGACTTTTCATTTTATCAAGTAAATCTGCTCTCTTTGATAAATCTTTGCTTTCTCCACTTACTCCCGCTGATGGATTGTGAATCATAATAAGTGAGTTTTCACTAGCAGAGATTTCATTTCAAGCCAGCATAATTATTGAGGCCATAGAAGCCGAGAGGCCTTCAATCTCAACAGTGACTTTTCCATCATATTTTATTAATGCATTATATATAGCCATCCCCTCAAAAACATCTCCACCAACTGAGTTAATTCTTACAAGGATATCTTCTCCGTTTGCATCATTAAGTTTTTCAATAACTGATTTAGCAGTTAAATCATAACTACCTATCACGTCATAAATTAATATTTCTTTCATAAATTTTTTTGGTGTTTATTATTGCAATAATAATAATTTTTTTTTAATCGCATTACGCACTTTTTAACGACAAATATTATTTTTAGGTTGCAGTTTCTTTTGATACTCATAAATTATAGTTTGGATTTGTCTTTCTGATAACTTATATTCTATGCTAATATCCATAAAAGTAACATTCATTTTGCCAGCGTTTTCTTTTAGCTTTATATAAAAATCTTGTATAATTAAATAATTTCTTAAGCTGACAGGTTTTATAGTTCCATTTTGTGATAGATGTAATAATATATCTTTTACAGTTGGCTCATCTCCAAAACTTAATTTAATTTCGTGA